TTAGATCGCTGCATATCATACTCATTCTTTTTTTCAGCATCTCCTATTACCTCATATGCCTCATTAATTTTTTGAAAAATTCTTACTGCATCTGGGTTTCCAGGATTTTTATCAGGGTGATTTTTTAAGGACGACTTTCTATACGCCTTTTTTATTTCATCTAAACTCGCCGTTTCAGGAACTTCTAAAGTTTTATAATGATTGTCATCCGCCGACATTGAATATAATAGTATTTACAGAGATAAGCTTAAATAATATTTTACGAATATACTTAATATACTCAATACAATGGATAATTCTCTTTTTATGAATAAATTTCAACCACGTATATTTACAGATTTTGATTTTGACTCTGATAACGAAATTGTAAATATTTTAAATACGTTAATTGATATGAATAATTTAAATATTTTATTCATCGGAGACATGGGGTCCGGAAAAACATCTATCCTAAATGCTCTCATACGCGAATATTATGTCGGATTTACACAAAATGAATATAAAGATAATATTTTACACATTAACAATTTGAAGGAACAGGGAATTAACTATTACCGTAATGATGTTAAAACATTTTGTCAAACGTGTTCATCCATTAAAAATAAAAAAAAAATTGTTGTATTGGACGATCTCGACTTGATAAATGAACAAAGTCAACAAGTATTTCGAAACTGTATTGATAAATACAGTCATAATGTTCATTTTATGTCGTCGTGTTGTAATATTCAAAAAGTTATTGAAAGTATTCAATCTAGGTTGACTATTCTAAAAATTAAACCATTGAACCGAGATAATTTAATAAAAATTATGCATAAAATTAAATCAGTTGAGCAGATTAATATTTCACTAGATGCAGAGAAATTTATTTTAGATATTTGTAATAATACCGCGAAAATTCTAATCAATTATATGGAAAAATTTAAACTATTAAAACAAGATATCACTTTTGAGATTGCCACAAATGTTTGTACGAATATCAGTTTCACTACATTTAATACGTATACTGAATTAGTCAAAAATAAACAATTAGATGAAGCTATTAAACTGGTATATTCCATTTATGATAAAGGATATTCTGTGATGGACATATTAGATAATTATTTTTTATTTGTAAAAATTACACCTCTTTTGTCAGAAGACCAAAAATATACTATTATTCCGTTTATTTGTAAATACATTACCATTTTTCATAATATTCACGAAGATGAAATAGAACTAGCACTATTTACGAATAATCTAATTCAACATATTTGAGAACACTTCTGTTCACACCCGTGTTCCGGTCGCTCCAAACTCCTTCGACTACATCTACGGAGTTCCCTCGCTTTTCGCTACGCTTACAACCGGCGCCTTCGGCTACAGGTCGCTACGCTCCACGTTTTTCTCCAAATAATATAATATTATATATTTTCAACAAGATGAGCGTAGATTTAGATATTAGTCATTATAATTTACAAGATATATTAAGCCTATTTAAAGTACCAGTAAATTTCGATGAACAAGATATGAAACGAGCAAAATTAATTGTTCTTAAAACACATCCAGACAAGTCAAAATTGCCACCAGAATATTTCAGATTTTATTCAAAAGCTTATAAAATGTTGTATTCAGTGTGGGAGTTTAAAAAAAAAGGAGATGTAAATAATGACAATAAAAATACAGAATATAAGGAAATTGTATACAGTGACAATGAAAAAAATGTGTTATTAGACCAGTTTTTCGATTCAAATAAAAAAATGAAAGACAATAATAAATTCAATCAATGGTTCAATGCTCAATTTGAAAAAAATAAATTGTATAATGAAGGAGAATCCAAGGGTTATGAACAATGGTTAAAATCAGATGAAGATGTAGACGCTGTAGATAAAAATGTTACTATGGCGACAATGGCGCACGAGTTTGATAAAAAAAAGACACAGGTTCGTTCTCTCATTGTTCATCAAGGCATTCAAGAAATATGTAGTACCACGTCGAATTCGGCATATGATTTGTCTACTGATGCGCCAGATACATACGATTCAAATATGTTTAGCAATTTACAATTTCAAGACTTACATCAAGCACACGTAAATTCTGTTATTCCAGTGACGGATGAAGATTATAAAAATAAGCAAAAATTTAACAATATAAACGAATTTATAGATCACCGTAATGGACAAGATATAAAACCGCTGTCAGAGTCGCAAGCTATGCAATATTTAACTCAGCGCAATAACAAAGACGATGAGTCCGCTGTAAGGCGAGCATATCAATTGGCGAAAGAAACGGAGCAAGCGAAACAACGAAATAACGATTTCTGGAGTGGATTGCAATTATTGAACAATAAGTAATTTAGAAATAAACAAAGAAACACGGAAAATAAAAATAAAAAGAGTATATAATATAATATATAATGATAGCATTCAATCTAAAACATTATACGACATATGCCCCCCTATTAGTTATATTGGGTGCAGTAATGTTTTTAAATAATAGATATGCCGATAAATTAAACAGAGAGAAAACTGTCGAGGATTATAGCGCCATTCAGAAATATTTATTAACTGATTCGGAAGCCGATTTAGGTGATGAAACAAAACCAATTCTATGGATTCCTATTAACTATGAATATAATTCCAGAAATTGGTTGTCATTCGGATCACGTAGTTCATTTGAATTAAATCAACCGTATTTATACTTGACAGTTAAAAGTATAATTAGCCAAAACGAGGATAAATTTCATATATGTATTATAGACGACAATTCATTATCAAAATTATTACCGGATTGGTCTATAGATATGAAAACTATAGCATCTCCTATTTTAGATTATATTCGCGTTTTAGGATTAACAAAATTAATATATAAATATGGTGGAGTCTTGGTACCGCCATCTTTCCTATGTATGAAAAATTTATCAGAAATGTATAGAGTCGGGACAATTGATGAAAAAATGTTTATTTGTGAAAATTTGGATAGAAATATTACATCATCGCATTACGAATTTTATCCAGATATTAGTTTTATGGGTGCAAAAAAAGGATGCATAGTAGTAAAAGAATTACTCGATTTTATACAGAGAACTATTTCAACGGATTATACCTCACAGTCTGAATTTTTAGGCGAATTTAATCGTTGGTGTAATTTTCGTGTAAAAAAACATCAAATGAATATGATTGATGGTAAACTGATAGGGACAAAAACAATGGAAGATACACCGGTGTTAGTAGACAATTTACTATCAAATGATTATATAGACTTATATCCTGAAACATATGGTATATATATTCCATCAAAAGAGATTCTAAATAGACGACATTATGAATGGTTTGCAAGATTATCAGAAAAACAGGTTCTTGAATCGAAAATAATTATTAGCAAATATATTTTATTAGCAAATATACCTAAATTAAAAAAGGGTACAATTGAACCACTTGAAAATAAACCAAGCTGGGTTAAATATTGGCAAGTTCCATCCGGATTTGGATTATGGGGATTAAAACCAAATTATTTAGGTGATAAAATTAGATCATATTAGGGGGGGCGAGGAAACATCTGGAACGAGCTGAAGCCTTAAGCGCAAACAAAATATACACAAGGTATGAAAAAACTAAACTTTGAAATATTTAACTCCTTCGACTACGTCTACGGAGTTCCATCGGAAAACTTCGGCTTTTGCTACGCTTACGCCTCCGTTTTCCTCCAAATTCGTATTTTTGTGCGAACTTAAATCTTCAAATGTGTATAATATTATAATAACATTATAATAATATAGCGACAAATTTATATACATTTTAATTATGTCTAGCCAAATATTTAAGTATAAATTGCCATTAGAATTATTAGTAGAATTGTTAGATAAAATATCATATAATTCGACTCCTTTAGCTACAACTCCAGAGGATCATCCGTTTACATCCGGCTACGAATCGTCGCTCCAAACTAGTAAACATTATACTATTGATAATAATTCATATAAAAAAGGCATTTTTAACGAATCTATTGTTAGCTTCATAGAAAAATGTAAACCATATTACCATGTATCAAAATACGTATATTTAGATAGAAAAATGTCATTTAATAATTTTATAACTATTTTAAGACAAATATGTAAATATAATAATATTGTATACACATCTAAGATTATATATGATAAATCTAAATATAACATAATTTATTATATATATATTTAGAACTCCTTCGGAACACTTCTGTTCACTTCGCTCACATCCGCTGACGCTAAGGTTCGCTCCAACTAACGTCTATGGATTTCCCTCGGAAAACTTCGGCTTTTGGAGAAAAACGTAGGCGTAAGCGTAGCAAAAGCCGAAGTTTTTCGAGGGAACTCCGTAGACGTAGTCGAAGGAGTTTGCTGCGCTTACGCCTCCATTTTCCTCCAAAGGAGTTTCCAAAAGTTTATGCGTAGGCTTGGTTAATATGTGCTAGATGATGTCCACAACGCTTGAAAAATGCGTCCAATTGTCCTGGATCAGATCCAGTAACACTATCGTCTGGTGCAAACGATACATTTCCTCTCTTATATAGAAGAATCACTGGAATACCATTTACCATTCGTTTATGTTTTAAATAGGAATACAAATCAATACTCTCATCTACGTCTATATCGGCACATATGACATTGTGTGGAGAACCTGCGAAAAATGCGTCTACAATATGGGCGATTTTTTTACAAGGACCACACCATGATGCTCCCAATTTTACAATAACCAATCCAGTATTTACTTTTAATAAATTTAAAAATTCCTCGCGGCTTTCGAACACGCTTATTACTTGTTTTGAAACACCAGTTTGTGTTGACATTTACAAATATATATTACTTTATTTCTAATATATATTTTGGGATAATTATATTAGAGCAACGCGGAATTAAATTGGAAAAGCTACTTTTTGCGTTTTATATATATTATTGATTTTCCTACTTAAAGAAAAATATATTCAATCCTTGTATTTATCAATATATATTTCAGGGGCTATTCGCTTTATTATTTTATTATAGTTTTTTGTATCCTCTTCTTCTGTACCACCACCGAAACATTCCCCAATCATCGTGGAATATTGTTCTGCTCCCTGGATCCGTGTCCGTGCACAATATGTTGATGTTGTGATATCCAAATGGACGCCTGTTTCATATTTTTTTTCGCTATTTGTTTTATTAATCTTATTATTTTTTCATTGCTGTTGCTATCCTTTTCCCATCCATTTATATCGTTTATAAACATCACAACTCGTTTAATATCGCTACAATGAATTGGTCTTTTACATACTTCAGTTGCTCTGATACCCTTTATAAATATTTGACTAATCCCTTCTGCGTATCCGACACGCCCCACATTTTCCAAATCCTCAAATGTTAATTCGAGAGAATCCACAAATTCGGTTATACTCATTGCGTTTTTGCAAGTTTCATTCAAAAAGAATTGCATATTGAATTTGGTATTATTTGTTGTATTATTATAATTGGTATTACCCGTCTTACTAGCTAATTCTATCATATGTTTGCTCTGTTCCATCATATATTTATTCTGTTCTATCATAAGCTCTTTGAATTCTTGATTTTGCTTTAATAATTCGATTATTAATGAATCGTTTGTATCATTTAACGGTTTTTCTAAAATCATTTCTTTGAAATCCTGATTTTGGAAGAAAACGGAGGCGTCAGCCGAAGTTTTCTGAGGGAACTCCGTAGACGTAGTCGAAAGAGTTTGTTTTTGGAGCGAGGGAACCTCGTAGGTGGTAGCCGAAGGAGTTAATATATCTAATATCAAATTACTATTATTTTGTAATTCCGTTTTTTCTTCATTATATTCTATTTCTGTAATCGCGTCATTTGTAATATTAATATCTTCACACGTTTTTTTGTGACGATATAGTCCAGAATAATATGTATATATTTTACCACACGAGCATATATGTGTTTTGGAACTTTCCGGTGCCTGATTTATACCATTTAATACCATTTTATGTTTAGAGGTCATTATATGTCTGTTATATTGACTTAATCGTGATGTAGTATAGTCACATATATTACATTTGTATTTTTGCGGAACTTTCGGAACTTTGTTTATATCCATTTATATATTATAATGATATAAAAAAAGTTCCTAAATCTTTATTTATAAAAAATATATATTTCCAAAAAAAAATTATGCAGCCAAATTATTTTGCGTTTTTTCACTTTTGTCTACATGAGCGAAAAAAACACCCTTTTTGGAAAGTCCTTTTGCTTTTCCTGTTTTTGGACATTTATTTTTGTCCAAAAA